ACCCCGCCTCGTGCCATCTCTCCGTGCCATTGACTGGTCAATGGCTGTGGGTTTTTAAGGGCGTGCCGTCCTGTGCCTTTATAAACCAGATAAATGGCAAAGTCTCGCAACTATTGCTTTACTCTATTCTCTTACGTCCTTCCATTGTTCAACTCTCTTCCGGATTGGGCCAATTATCTGGTTTTCCAGGAGGAGGAGTCTCCATCCACTGGTCGTCGCCATATCCAGGGTTATGTTAATCTGAAGAGCCCCCAGTCTTTTTCTTTCCTGAAGAAAAAACTGGGTGATGGGGTTCATCTCGAACAAGCCAGGGGATCTGCATCCTGCAATAGAGATTATTGCAGAAAGACTGACTCTCGCGTCTCTGGGCCATGGGAGTTCGGCATACTTGCGGAACAGGGGAGCAAGAAGAGGAAGACGATGGAATCATTTCAGGAAGACCCAGAGGAACTACGACTGTCCGACCCTAAACTCTATCGTCGCTGCCTGGCGACTAGGGTTAATACGGAGTTCGCTGGTCTGGTACTCCCTGTACTTGACCGACCATGGCAGCTGCTGGTTGAGAAGGTACTCGACGAGGGCCCAGATGATAGAACTATCATATGGGTGTATGGCTCTCAGGGTAATGAAGGGAAAACTACCTGGGCAAAGTCTAAGGTTCAAGCTGGGTGGTTCTACTCTCGAGGAGGAAAAGGAGAAAACATCAAGTACTCATACGCTGAACACCTCGGCCATGCTGTGTTCGACATCCCACGCCAAGTGGAAGACGTTCTGCAATACACTGTGTTAGAGGAGATTAAGGATAGGCTGATTAGGAGCAGTAAATACGAGCCAATCGATTTTAACTGCTCTGATCAGGTTCATGTAGTTGTTTTGTCTAATTTTCTACCCCAATTAGATTCTGAGCATGATTCTAGGGGTAATTTGATCAAGAAACAAATGTTAAGTAGGGATAGAGTCGTCATTGTTAACATTGCCGAGTCTCTAATTGTACGTGATAATGAAACGGTATCGTTTCATGAATATATGGAATAAAAGAAAAGAAAAATCTACTAAGAAAAAATGGACGCGCAGCGGAACCCACCAAAAAAAACAAGGAAGAAAAAAACAAACAAAATTGGGCCGGCCCAATTACTATCACATGGGGGGGGCCCGATGTGATTTGCTCGCTTGGATCACTAACTGGACTAGCCGGTAACTTTGTGTTAGTTACCGGTGACATGGCATTAATTGAACAAGAATTGCTGACTTGCAACTGGCACGAACTACTGGCAAGAGGCGGGCGTAGTATT